CGTTAAATGGCTAATACCCTTCTCACCCCAACCGCAGTCACCCGCGAGGCGCTGCGCATCCTCCATCAGAAGCTGAACTTCGTCGGTTCGATCAACCGTCAATATGACGACAGCTTCGCGCAATCGGGCGCGAAAATCGGGGATTCCCTGAAGATTCGCCTGCCGAACGAATACACCGTCCGCACCGGGCGCGTGATGGACGTTCAGGACACGCAAGAAACGTCGGTTACCCTGCAAGTCGCCACCCAGCGGGGTGTCGATATGTCGTTTTCGTCGGCTGATCTGACTCTGTCGCTGGACGACTTTTCCAAGCGCGTTCTGGAACCGGCCGTTTCGGTTCTGGCGGCGTCCATCGAAGCCGATGCCATCAGTATGTATCAGGACGTGGCTCAATCGGTGTGGAACGGCGGCGCGGCCAATACGCTGGCCCTCGTGGCTAAGGGTCGTGCGATTCTTCAAAACTCGCTCGCCCCGATGAGCGACCGATCTGCCAACCTGAACGTGCAGGATATGGCCGATATTGTGGCCGGTGGCGCTGCTATCTTCAATCCGAACGCCGAGATTTCCAAGCAATACAAGGAAGGCTTCGTCGGTCGTCAGGGTGGCTTCGACTACATGGAGAACACCCTTTTCCCGCCTCACACCCGTGGCAATGCAAACACGGCCTACGTCTGCAACACCTCGACCGGCATCACCTCGGGGACTGCCACGATCACGCTTTCGGCGGGTACTGGCACGATCAAGAAGGGCGATGTCTTCACTATTGCCGACGTGTTCAGCGTTCATCCCGAAACCAAGGTTTCGACCGGCAAGCTTCTGCCGTTCGTTGCTACGGCTGACGCCACCACGGCCGTCATCGCGTCTCCGACCCCGATCACCTCGGGCGCGCGTCAGAACGTGTCGCTTGTCTCGGCGGGCGCATCCAAGGCTGTGGTCGTTCTGGGCACAGCATCGGCGTCTGTCGGCACCTCACTCCTTTACCAAAAGGATGCGTTTGCCTTCGCCACCGCCGACCTCATCATGCCGAAGGGTCTCGACTTCTCGGCCCGTCAGGTCTTCGACGGCATTTCGATGCGTATTGTTCGTGCATATGACATCAACAACGACAACCTTCCCTGCCGTATTGATGTCCTCTACGGTTATCGGACCATTCGCCCTCAACTCGCAGTGCGTCAGCACAACAACTAAGGAACTGTAATGGCTGTAAATCAACTTTCCAACGGCGAACCGGACGGCAACTCGTTCGGCCAGAACGCAGCGGACTTGATCTCCTTTCATGGAGCAACACCCGTTGTGCAGGCTGGGGCCATCGCGGCGGCTACCGATGCTGCGACGGCCATCTCGCAACTAAACCTTCTCTTGGTCGTTTGTCGCGCCAAGGGCCTGATCGCCACCTAAGTCTGCGAGGTCGCTATGGCGCTTTCAAACTATAGCGGCCTGCAAGCGTCGGTCGCGTCGTGGCTTAATCGCTCCGACCTGACCTCGCGCATCCCCGACTTCATCACCTTGGCCGAAACCCGTCTTAACCGGACGCTTCGGCTTAGGGTGATGGAGGAGGAGACGGCTATTCCCGTTGCCGCTGGCGTTCGGACGTTCCCGCTGCCGACCGGCTTCCTTGAGCCGTTGGAGCTGTGGCGTCCCGAGGGGCAGTTGCGGGTGGCGTTGCGGTATCTGGCCCCGTCTCAAATCGAGGTCGATAGCCTTGCGGGCCGTGTGTATTTCTGGACCATCACCGGGGCGAACGTCGAGTTCGAGCGGCCTACGAATCAGGCTCTGTCGCTGACGTTCCGCTATCTGAAATCCTTTGCCTTGTCGGACGCCTCCCCGACGAACTGGCTACTGACCAATCACCCCGACGCCTATCTGGCTGGGGCGTTGATGGAGGCTTACGCGGGCTATTTGCGGGACGATCAGGCGCTAGGCATCTGGTCGGCGCGATATGACCGGGCGATTGCCGAGATCAACCTCCAGGCGGGCCGGTCGCGGTCGCTAACGACGCTTTCGACGGAGATTCCGGCAATGCGTCGCTATCGTCGGTATGACTACCGATGAAGGTCATCCAAACGGGCCTTACGGGTCCGGTTCTGGCCTTTGCCAACTCCGTGCAGCGTGTTCTGGACCTGCTGGTTTCGGTGCCTCTTAGCGAGGTCGGAACCCGCGCTGCCCTTCCCAATGCCGCAACGAATGACCGGCGGCAGATTATCGTTCGAGACATCGACGGGGCCGGAACGTGGGGCATTGCCACGGCGTCCGGCGGCGTCTGGAAAAGTTACGCGGGGGTGACCATTGCCTAGTTCATATACCGCATCGGCCCGGTTTGTCCTTCAGGCCACGGGCGAGGGAAATGGCGTCTGGGGTTCTATCCTAAATGCCGGTGCCTTCAACCTGATCGACTTCGCCATCAACGGCACGGTTGCAATCAGTGCCTCTGGTGCGACGACGCTGACGACGGCCAACGGGGCGGTGGACCAGGCCCGTGGGGCCGTTCTGAACTACACGGGCGCGGGGGATGGCGTTCTGACCATCCCGTCCGTCTCCAAGGTCTATCAGTGCCGTGCGGCTACGGCTGCGCTGACCATCACAAATGGGTCTAACAGCGTTGTCATTGCGGCGGGAAACAGCGCGACCGTAGCGACGGACGGCACAAGCGTCTGGTTCATTCAGCTACGCGACCTTGGCGGTCAGAAGATCACTAATCTGGCCTCTCCGACCGCTGCGACTGACGCGGCGTCAAAAGCCTATGTGGATGCGCAGGCGTTCGCTCCGACGATCCCGGCCTTCCCTGCATTGGCCGGGAACAAGCTCAACGCCCTGATGGTCAATCTGGCTGAGAACAATGTAGGCTGGGTTCGCCCGGTTCCTGCCCCGTCTCGCAAGACCACGACCTACACGGCCTTGGACCGTGATCGGCTGGAATGTGACACGACCGGCGGCACCTTCACGGTGACCCTCCCGGCAAGCCCTGTCGAGGGTAACAAGGTCACGGTTTGGGACGGCGGCGCGCGCGCATCAACCGGCGGGTTCACAACCAACACGCTGACCATTGCCAACGGCGGATCAACGATCAACGGGGCGAGCGACACGGTCGAAATCACGACCAAGGGCGCAACGATCACCTTTGAATATACAAACGCGACATGGAGAGTCCACCTTGGCGATTGTTAATGCGTCGGACCTTGTGGCTCTGGGCGGTGGCGGCGGCGGCGGCCGACTGCTGGACCGGCAGATATTCAACTCCTCCGGCACTTGGACGAAGCCTGCCGACTATGCGGGCAACGTCGCGTTGGGCGAGGCAACGCAAGTTGTCGTTTACCTCATCGGTGCGGGGGCTGGCGGAAACGCCGGAGCTACAGGCGGATTCCCTTCCGCGGGTGGCGCTGGCGGGGGGTTAACGATTTCCTCCCTAGCGGTTTCGGTTCTGGGCGCAACGGAAACTGTTACTCTTGGCGCAGGCGGCGCGGGCGGTCCTACGGGGGGACTCGGCAGTGCGGGCGGCAATTCTGTCTTCGGGACCTACTGTGCGGCAGGTGGCGGGGAGGCGAGTGTTTCTACATCCGTAGGCGGCCTTGGGGGCGTAGGTGTTCTTACTGGCGCAGGTGGTTAGGCAGGTGGGCAAGCTGGCCGTTCTAGCCCGGCCGGTCCTTCCGGGGGGGGTGGTGTTGGGACGGCCTCGAACGGTTTTGCTGGCGGGAGAGCGGCCGGGCCGCTTAGTGGCGGAACCGCTGGCGCGGGTGGAGTCTTCGCTGGTTCAGGCGCGGGGTCTGCCGGAACGTCGCCAACGGTGGGATTCGGCGGCGCAGGTGGCGGCGGGGCAGGGCGAATAGCCTCTAACGCCGGGGTCGGCGGCGCTGGCGGACGCGGTGCGGGTGGCGGTGGCGGCGGAAGTTCAGACGATGGCCCGCAACGTGGCGACAGCGGCGCAGGTGGCGGTGGTCAAGTCGTCGTGGAGGTTTACGGATGAGATATGCTGTAATCAGCGCCGGTCAGGTCGTGAACGTCGCCCTTTGGGATGGC